GCAATCGGATTCATTCAAACTGAACCTGATCAACAAGGTGTTTGGGATGATGAAGGTGACATATCCAAACTTCTTGAGGGACCAAGATGAAACAACCGCCAAGCGGCTTTGGTGGACCCACATCGAGAACATTGACCCGGTCAAGATCGAGAAGGCTCTACGCGACATGGTTGACGAGTATCCGAAGTTTGCTCCGACCGTTGGTGAGTTCAAAAAATTGTGCAGGGGACAGGCGTCTGCTGGGCAGAAGCCCCCTCAAGGTCTGCCGATCTGCCCAAAGTGCAGGTCATATACGATCACACAACGTCACTACGATGTCTGTGAGACGGGTTCTGTCCAACCAGAGGTCTTTCCAAGGGTTGAGCCGGGAGAGGCTAGGAAGGCCTTAGCGGAGCTTCTAGGATGGTAGACCGACACGAGGAAATGCGTCAGGACGTCATCCTGTTCAACCGAAAGCACCCCGATGTTTGGCGGCTGTTCTGTCAATTCACGTTTGACATGATCAACCGGGGTTTCATGAACTACTCGGTGAATGCGATCTTTGAGCGGATCCGATGGGAAATCGATGCCGGTGGTGACGGGGTTACCAGCTTCAAGCTGAACAACAATTACCGAGCATTTTACGCCAGAGCCTTCATGCGAAAGTACCCCGAGCACGATGGATTTTTTCGGACCCGGGAGCAGAAGAGTCGGGATCTTGCACCAGTAAATCTGCCAGAACTAATGCCATCACACTTTCATTAAGGTATAATCATGAGCAATATCAGACGTTTACCATTACCAGACCGGCTAACCGCCGAAGAGCTGCACATTGTCATCCACAATGCCAGCGAGAAGGACAAGCTTTGGACGCTGCTGAAGCAAGTGGACTTTGATCAGGCGATGGAAGTATCAATCAAGCCAGTCGGCAAAGACCGGTCAACTATGCAGAACCGGATGGTTTGGCAATGGTTCAGGGATGCTGAGAAGCAGGGGTCGATGAAAGCTTGGGAGTACCGGAGCTATGCCAAGCTGCATTTTGGTGTGCCGATTCTTAGGAGGGACTCAGAAAGTTACAAAGAAAAATACGACCGCATTGTCAAACCATTAAGTTATGAGGTGAAGCGCGAGCTGATGATTGAGCCGATGGAGTTCCCGGTCTCCAGTGCCTTCAACAAAAAACAAATGGTTGAGTGGCTTGACGCGGTTAAATACTGGCTGGAGTCCGAAGGGATCGCACTGACCAATACGGAGGAGATGTTCTCGTGAAAAATCCGTATTACATTGACGAGCCAGCTAGGATTAGTTTCTCCGGTGGTCGAACATCGGCGTATATGCTTTGGAAGGTTCTTGAGGCTCATGGCGGAGTTTTGCCAGACCATGTTGTCGTTACATTTGCCAACACTGGCAAAGAATTACCAGAAACCTTGGACTTTGTTCACGCTTGTTCTGTCAACTGGGGTGTTCCAATTGTTTGGCTGGAACGCTACGCGACCAAAGAACCGGAGGGGTCTAAAAATAAAGTCCGTTACGAAACTAAGGTTGTCGACTATTTTTCTGCATCGCGTAAAGGTGAGCCATTTGATTCTTTAATCAAAGCAAGAGGATACACGCCAAATCCGGTCGCTAGATTTTGCACAAAAGAATTAAAGACTGAAGCGATGAAGCATTACATTAGAGATAACCATGACTTTCCTAAGCCGTATTTAACTTTAATCGGGATTAGGGCAGATGAGGAGCGCCGAGCCAAAAAATTGAATGGTGTCATTGAAGCTGGAGAAGAAAACTACCTGCCTTTGTACGCTGACGGCGCAACCAAAGAAGATATTTATGCGTTTTGGACTTCACAGAATTTTGATCTGAACCTGCCAAACAACAATGGAACCACCGACTGGGGCAACTGTGATCTGTGTTTTCTCAAAGGATTCAGCAAAAAGCTATCGATCATTGAGGCTAGGCCAGACCTAGCAGACTGGTGGATTGAGCAAGAAAAATCATTATCAAAAGAGGTCGGAAAACTTGGTTTTTTCAGGACAGATCACCCCAGCTACGAGCAGCTCAAGGTTATCGCATCCGACCAAGGTTCATTGTTTGGCTTCGATGACGAGTCAATACCTTGTTTCTGCGGGGATTGATCATGAAAAAGTGCAAAGCCTGCAAGGAACCATTTGAACCCCGGCGACCGTTGCAAAAGGTGTGCAGCCTAACCTGTTCGATTGATCTGGTGAACCAAGACAAGGCCAAGAAACAAAGGGCCGAGACCCGGGAGATGAAGAAACGGGTCCGGGACAAGGATCGAAGTTACTGGGTCAAGAAGGCCCAAGAGGTGTTTAACCAGTGGATTCGGCTTCGTGATGACAAGCAGCCCTGCATTTCTTGTGGAACCAGAGGCCCATGTCAGTTTCATGCGGGGCACTACAAAACGGCTGGAGGTCATCCTGAGCTACGGTTTGAACCACTAAACGTACACAAACAGTGCGCGCAGTGTAATAATTTCAAATCTGGCGCAATTGATCAGTACCGACCGAGGTTGATTTACCGAATCGGTGAAGATAACGTAAAATGGCTGGAGGGGCCTCACCCTCCGTCTAAGCTAACCATTGACGACCTGAAAGGGATCATCAAGGACTGCAAGGCCAAAATAAAAAAAGAGAGTGAACATGAAAGCAACACCGAAAGCAGAGAAGCAACAGAAGATTACTGAAGTCTTGACCGGCATGAGAAATGGCCTGAGCCTTAGACAGTCCTCTGAGAACGCAAACGTAAAAGCTCAAACCTTTTTGTCTTGGGTGGATCAGGATAAAGATCTATCTGAACAATACGCGCGCGCACGATCCGATATGATCGATAAAATCGCTGATGACATCATAAAAATTGCGGACGAGGAAATGATTCCGACCGGCGAGGGCAAGGTTGACTCGGCAATGGTCCAGAAGCAGCGGCTACGGGTTGATACTCGTAAGTGGTTATTATCCAAAATGGCACCCAAGAAGTACGGCGACAAGCTTGAGTTATCTGGTGATGAACAGGCACCAGTGAGCATCCAGAGGATTGAGCGTGTCATCGTTAAAAAATAAAACGCTGGAAATCCAGACGCCTGAGTGGGCTTTGCCCCTGTTCGAGCCATGCCGGTACAAGGCCGCGTTTGGTGGTCGAGGCAGCGGCAAGTCGCACATGTTCGCTGAGATGCTGATCGAAGAGCATATCATGAACCCGAATCAGAGTTCGGTTTGCGTTCGTGAGATCCAAAAATCCCTGAACCAATCCGTCAAGCGGCTGCTCGAACTGAAGATTGAGGAGCTGAACGCGGGTGAGTTTTTTGAGGTTCAAGACGCGGTCATCAAATCTAGGCGCGGAAACGGGCGAATAATTTTTCAGGGTATGCAAAACCACACCGCAGACTCAATCAAATCGCTTGAGGGCTATGATCGTGCTTGGGTCGAAGAAGCGCAAAGCCTCAGCCAGCAGTCCCTAGATCTTCTCAGGCCGACGATCAGAAAGCCCGGCAGCGAACTCTGGTTCACTTGGAACCCCAGAAACGAAACGGACCCGGTCAACTGGCTGCTGCGCGGTGACAATCCACCGCCTCAGTCCACCGTGATCGAGGTGAACTACCAGCAGAATCCTTGGTTCCCTGATGTCCTGAAGGACGAGATGGAGTACGACAAGCGCCGAGATCCTGACAAATTCCAGCACGTTTGGCGGGGTGCGTATCTGCAAAACAGCCAGTCCCGGGTGTTCAGGAATTGGTGCATTGAGGAGTTTGATGCACCAGATGAGGCGATCCACAGGCTTGGTGCAGACTGGGGATTCTCAGTTGACCCAACCGTATTGGTTCGATGCCATATCTCCGGCAGGAAGCTCTACGTTGATTATGAGGCGTATATGGTTGGGTGTGAGATCACTGACACGCCTGACCTGTTCATGACCGTCCCTGAATCCGAGAAGTGGCCCATCGTGGCTGACTCGGCAAGACCTGAAACGATTAGCCACATGCGTAGAAACGGGTTTCCTAAGATCATGTCAGCGGTGAAGGGTCCGAAGTCCGTCGAGGAGGGCATCGAGTGGCTGAAGTCATACGATATCGTGGTTCACCCAAGGTGTGTTCACACAATCGACGAGCTGATGCTGTATTCGTACAAGACTGATCCATCAACCAATCAAGTGCTGCCGATTCTTGAGGATAAGAAGAATCATGTGATCGACGCGCTAAGATACGCTTGCGAGGGCATTAGGCGAGCCAATCCGGTCACGCCAGCCCAAGATTTTGTGCCATTGCCAACGGCTAATCGCTGGTAGATAATGGTCTTGACAACCGAGGACAAATCATGGCTCGAATGACAAACGATCAGCGGCTATCCAACGTACACGTTGACGCACTCAAATCTTTTAACACGATCCAGTCTGCGCTGCGTGACGAGCGTTTACAGTGCTTGCAAGACCGCCGATTTTACAGCATCAACGGTGCCCAGTGGGAAGGCCCATTGAGCAGCCAGTTTGAAAACAAGCCAAAGCTTGAGGTTAACAAGATTGCGTTGAGTGTCATTCGGATCATCAACGAGTACCGCAACAACCGGGTCACTGTTGACTTCACATCGAAGGACGGTCAGCCCAACGACAAGTTGGCTGAGGTCTGTGATGGCCTGTACCGGGCGGATGAGAAGGATTCCACCGCGAACGAAGCTTACGACAATGCCTTCGAGGAGGCAGTCGGTGGTGGCTTTGGTGCGTGGAGGTTGAGAGCCTGCTACGAGGACGAGGAGAACGACGAAGATGACCGGCAGCGGATCCGCATGGAGCCGATCTACGATGCGGACACCTCAGTATTCTTTGACCTGAACGCCAAGCGTCAGGACAAGGCTGACGCCACTGAATGTTTTGTGATCAGCGCGATGACGTATGAGAGCTACATTGAGACCTATGGTGATGACCCGGCAAGCTGGCCTAAGACGGTTCACCAATCAGAGTTCGACTGGCTGACCCCTGACGTTGTTTACGTTGCCGAGTATTACAAAGTCGAGACGATCAGCGAGACGGTCAGAATCTTTGAGACGCTAGACGGATCCGAAGAACGGTACACCACCTACGATTTCAAAGAAGATGAGCAGCTAGAAGAAATGCTCGCAGCAGTTGGAACCCGCGAGGTTCGTCAGAAGCGCGTCAAGAAGAAAAAGGTTCACAAGTACGTTATGTCTGGCGCTAAGATCCTTGAGGACTGCGGCTACATTGCTGGTAAGTGCATCCCAATCATCCCAACCTTTGGCAAGCGGTGGTACATCGACAACGTCGAGCGGTGCATGGGCCACGTTCGTTTAGCCAAGGACGCGCAGCGTTTGAAGAACATGCAGCTATCCAAGCTCGCAGAGATCTCAGCACTGTCAAGCATTGAAAAACCAATCCTGCTACCGGAACAGGTCGCCGGTCATCAGGTGATGTGGTCAGAAGATAACTTGGTTGACTACCCTTACCTGCTGGTAAACCCAATCACTGACGCCAATGGTCAGCAGGCGATTGCCGGTCCCGTTGGATACACGAAGCCACCCGCTATTCCGCCGACACTGGCTGCGCTACTGCAAGTTACTGAGCAAGACATGATGGAAATCATGGGCAACCAGACTCAGGGCGACGAGATGGCGTCAAACCTTAGTGGTAAAGCCGTAGAGCTGATCCAGACTCGTTTAGACATGCAGACGTTTATTTATATGTCCAACTTTTCCAAGGCCATGCGGCGCTGTGGTCAGGTCTGGTTGAGTATGGCAAAAGAATTGTACGTCGAAGAAGACCGCAGGATGAAGGTCATCGATGTGACCGATACGGTTGACTCGATCACCCTGATGACGCCAGCGATCAGTGAAATTGGCGAGGTGATCACCGAGAACGATCTTACCAAGGCAAGCTTTGACGTTGACGTTGACGTTGGCCCGTCATCATCTAGCAAGCGAAGCGCGACTGTTCGGGCCTTGACCGGGATGATGCAGATCACTGGCGACCCTGAGATGCAAAGTGTTTTAGGCTCGATGGCGATGATGAACATGGAGGGCGAAGGTATCAGTGAGGTTCGGGATTTCTTCCGTCAGAAGCTGATCAGAATGGGGGTTGTACAGCCCACAGAGGCCGAGGCAGAGGAAATGATGGCGGCGATGCAGAATCAGCAGCCAGATCCAAACGCGGTGTTCTTGCAGGCTGCTGCTGAAGAGGCCACGGCGAAGGCGGCTAAGGCCCGGGCGGACGTTGTCAAGACCATCGCTGATGCTGAGTTGCAGCAGGCCAGAGTGCTAGAAACCGGCGCAAGCACTGAGCTTGAGCAGGCTAAGACGATGGAAACCCTAGCCGGTATTGAGCAGTCCAATGTCCGGGTTGAAAACGAGACTGAAGAGAAGTCCGTCAGAAGCGCCCGGCTGCTGCAAGACATGATCCGAGACATGCGCTGATGGCCTCGATGCGCGAACTGGCGATGGAGTTGCTGAGCCGGGCTGGTTCTGGCCCAGTTCTCCAGCCGACCAACGTGTACGGTCAGGATCCTGATTTACCGATTGGCTACGGTGAGGGTGAAATTTCACCGTTAGACGCCGCTGCAATGTCAACGATGCTGGTGCCCGGGGTTGGTGATGTCACTGGCCTAGCCGCTGACGTTGATATGTATATGCGCGACCCTGAGTCCAGAAACATTCCTAATTACCTTTTGACTGCTGCCGGTGCGCTACCGTTCCTGCCTGCTGCGTCTCAGGTCCGTAAGGGTATCAAGGCATACCACGGCACACCGCACAGCTTTGATCGGTTCAGCACAGAGCAGATAGGCACTGGCGAAGGCGCACAGGCTTATGGTCGCGGCTTGTATTTTGCTGAGTCTGAGGATGTTGCAAAGGGGTATAAAAAAGATCTTTCTGCAAGAAACAGTTATGCTCAAGCAGAGCGAGATTTTATTAAATCTATGGAGGATTCAGGATTAGACCTGAGCGATGAGGGGGTAACTTCTGACAGTCTTTACCAATTTTCTCGTCAATACGTCAACAACGATGGTGATTTATCTGAAACTCTAAAGGACGCTAGGCGAACAGCTAGATTGTTGGAATCTGACGGTCAAGACGCGAGTGAAATGAGAGCTGTAATAAATGCAATTGAAAAATCCGAAAGGTTAGGATTCAAGCCTCCATCGTTGGATAAGGGCAGCATGTACGAAGTCAACCTCGACGTAGAGCCTGATGAGCTGCTTGACTGGGATAAGCCAATGGCAGAACAAAGCGCGCTAGTGAAGCAAGCGTTTAACTTTGATCCACCGCCGAAGCCTAACTTCACCGCCAAAGACGTAACAGAAACAGGATCTTCAAATCCTAGTTACAAATACTCCGTTGGTCAATTTCCAGCGGCGGCGACGATTGAAGAAGCGTTAAGCGCGGCAAATAAACCTGTATTAATGCACACTGGCCCAACTGGCTCTGTGGCCTATAAAAAATACGAACAAGCATTGTCTGACCCAATGTCTGACCCTACCGGAGCGATTACTGCTGCACAGAACCTACAAGAAAAAGGCATCAAGGGCATTCGATACGCTGACGCCTTCACCCGGCACAAGACCCCTGACAAGCGTTCTATGAACTACGTTATATTTGATGATCGACTGATCACCATTGCCAAGAAGTACGGCATAGCGATACCAGCAGCGGCTGCTATGCTTGCTAGGATGACCGGCGAAGACACCTCGCAAAGTTACCAAGAGGAAACCTAACAATGGCTTCAATGCGCGAGCTATCAGAGCAGATTCTAGGCCAGACGATCCTGAACAAAGAAACCGAGGACTACATGATGACGCCTCGGGGTCCGATCAGGCGTCCAGCAGAGGCGGTAGAGGTCGAAGAGTCGGTATTCTCAAGGCCGCTGGACATGGAGGGCCGGTTCTCAATTCTACCCCTGCGTGATGTGCCCGGTGGTGAACGAGAGTTTGCTCTACCACTGCCACTGGCTGAGATGATGAACGTGTTCACGGCTCCGGGCCGAGCCTTGACTCAGTCAGACTTTGATCCAGAGCAAGAGGCTTTGGACTTTGCGCTAGGCGTTACGGGCGGATCAGCAGCAGGCACAGCGCCGGTTGGATCACTGGCAATGGGTGTGCCAAGGATACAACTGCCGAGAGGTGTTGAGAGGCCCGGTGCCATACCTGAGATGGATGATCGAAAGTTCATGCAGCCCAAGATGGAAGAAATGACCATTGACGCGGAGCGGGTTCAGTTCGAAAAACCGGCGATCAGCTTGGCAGATTACGAGGGCAAGAATGCACTGATAACCATGACCGACAGAACCCCAGCCGGTGACGTAATTTATGGCGCTCGGGGCGTTGAGTTTAACGAGCCGCTACCGTTGCAGGGTGGTCAGAACTATATGTTCAACAACCCCGGTGAGGTTTGGGCGATGGATACCGGCGGAGCATCCACCGTACTGAATCGTGGTGGTGACATGATCGTATTGCCTATGAACATGGCAACAACGTCAGTTGATTTTCCAACAATGGCACCCGCTGCTCACATGCGATACTCACAGAACAGCATGAACAAAAAGAACAAGAAGTACGTTGAGCGATTGATTAAAAAGGGCGGAGATAGTCAGCTACCCAAGGGCGATGATCAGGTGCCAATACCTGACTTTCCCGGCATCGATGCGCCAGACATGGATAATTATTTAGCTGGACTGAGTGGTCCGCAGAGAAAAACCATCAACAATGTATTTAACATGGTGGCAAATCCAAGCCCGAAGCAAATAAAAGGCGGGATCAAAAAGGTCGATGGCGCTCTGACCAACACTGAAATGCGTATGATCATTACGGCTCCAGAGCAGCTTGATATACCTAGCTTAATGCAGATTGAAAACGTAGGGATTATGTCTGGTGGTAGGTCACGCGGTCCTCACACGACTTACAATACGTCTCTGAGCGGTGAGGGATTGGGCAGGATAGATCGACCGTTAACGGCTCAGGACATGATGCCGCAACTGTTTCCAAGGTCTACGCCAGACTACATTGACTCAAAAGATGCGTACACCGCTAGGCTTGGTCAGCGGACTGTTCCGATAGATGAAAAGCTTCTGCGTCGATTAGGGTACTGATTACAAATTTTTGTACGACTTTTGATACCCGGCTGGATTTCATAGCTCGCACCAGATCATCGTAATCCTTGGTGCCGTAACGAATATACGACTGAGAGCATAGCGTCAGCCATTCATCGGCTAACGTGTTTTGCTTGGGTGTTAATTTCATAGATAACTCCTTGCTGATTGATTAAGAGTTGATCCACTCGTCATATGTTTTGAGTGGTGCGCCAGTGGTGATGTCGATACCGTCACCATCGTTGGCGCAACTGAGGTAGATCTGATACTCGGCGTCATCACTGCCCCGAGCTTGCGTTTGCCAAAAAATCTCTTGCTTGAGTTCCATATGTATCTCCTTGCTGGTTGTGAAGCGGCTTACGCCGCAGTCCCTATTAATTTTTCAAATTCGTCCCAATGACCTTCTGCCCACTGATACAGTTCGTCCCGGATTGAGTCAACCCAAGCTCCTTCGCCCATGCAGTCGGTATCGTGTTCGATATCCAACGCGCCTTTAGATTCTAGTGATCCGTAGGTTCCTGCTGCTTCGTGCTTGCTCCACCCAGCATCAACGAGGACGCTGACGTGGCACCATGTGAACCTGTCTTCTTCCAGATCCATCGGACGCGAACCACCCATACCGTCTAGGCAGTCAGCGACAAGATATAAAGCTGCAAGTTTTTCGTTTTCTGTAAAGTTAAAGTCTGACATTTTATATTCCTTTGCTGGTTAAGTGCCGCCGAACCCCGACGACAAAGAGAGTATCTCATCTTACTGGTAAGATAACAACCCCCTTAATGTAAAAAAGTTGAAATAATTTGCACAAGGGTGATAATTGGTCTACGGCAACCGCCCAGCCGAGAACTTGGGTGAGTTAACAGGGATCAAACAAAATGGCAGAAGTCGAGGAGATATACGAAGAAGAGCAGGACGTTGAAGAGGAGCTTGAGATTGAGGACGCAGCCATCGATGAAGTCGATGAGGGCGAGCCTGAAGCAGAAGAAGCTGAATCAGAAGAGCCTGACGAAATAGTAGTATCCATTGACGGTGAGGAACCGCCGCCTCAAGAAGAGCAAGCCGCACCCGAATGGGTCCGAGAGCTTAGACGCGAACACAGGGAGTTGAAGAAACGTAATCGAGAATTAGAGAGCCGGGTAAACCAGTCAACTGAGACCAATCCAGTTGTTAACTTGGGACCGAAGCCGAATCTTGAAGCTTTAGATTACGACACCGAGAAATACGAGCAGTCGCTGGCTGACTGGTACGAGCGTAAGAAACTCGTCGATGAGCAGCAGAGCCAAGCCCGCCGCGCCGAAGAGGAGCAGCAACAGGCTTGGAACGCGAAGCTGGAGGGTTACGTTGAGGCCAAGACCAAGTTAAAGGTCAGGGACTATGACGATGCTGAGGAAGTCGCGCAGCAGATGTTCAACGTAGTTCAACAGGGCGTAGTAATTCAAGGTGCTGAGAACCCTGCGCTAGTGATTTACGCTTTGGGTAAGAACCCCAAGAAGGCTAAAGAGCTTGCCGCAATAGACGATCCCGTAAAGTTTGCCTTTGCGGTGGCAAAATTGGAGAGTAATTTGAAGATTGGAAATCGCAAGGCTGCAACACAGCCCGAGAGAACGGTATCGGCAACGGCACCATCGAGCGGAGCTGTGGACTCAACCCTAGAACGGCTGCGAGAAGAGGCGGCGCGGACAGGTAACATGGATAAGGTCATGGCCTATAAGCGCGCGCAGAAACGAGCGGCGAAATAAATTAAAAGGAGCCAATCATGGCTAATTCGTTTAGTAAAGAAGAACGCGTAGCGTTCGAAAACATCTTGGAAGGTTTCCAAGACGCGCTGGTATTGTCGCGCAACGTAGGCGTTTACACTACCGATCAGGTAATGATGGAACGCACCAATGACGTCATCTGGCGTCCGATGCCTTACATTAGCACCTCTATCGATGCCGCTCCCGGTACTGATATTGCTGCTGACTACAAAAACTTCACTCAGTTGGCAGTGCCTTCTACCATTGGCTTCAGCAAAGCAGTACCGTTCACAATGAACGCTCTGGAATTGCGCGATGCCTTGCAAGAAGACCGACTCGGTGCGGCTGCTAAGAACAAGCTTGCCTCTGACATCAACGTAGCAATTATGAACACTGCTGCTTTGCAAGGCACCTTGGTTGTTAAGCGGACTGCTGCTGCATCTGGCTATGATGACGTTGCACAAGCTGACGCGATCATGAACGAGCAGGGTGTGCCCGACTACGAGCGGACTTTGGCTTTGTCTAGCCGCGACTACAACGGTATGGCAAACGATCTGTCTAAGGCTTCACGATCTTTCGGCAACGAAAAGTCTGATTCAGCCTATGAGCGCAGCCGTGTTGGCATGGTAGCTGGCTTTGAGACCTTGAAGCTTGACTACGCTAACCGAATCACTGCTGCTGCTGGCGGCGGTGCGATCACTATCGACACGCAAAATGCTGCTACGAACTACCTCGTTCCTGCTGCAACTAGCAACGCAGTTGGTGGTCAGATCAACGTTGACAACCGATACCAGACTGTAACTGTTTCTAGCACTACTAACGTAGCCGCTGGTGACGCGTTCACAATCGCTGGGGTTGAAGCCGTTCATCACATCACTAAGCAGTCTACTGGTCAGCTGAAGACGTTCCGAGTTATCTCGGTAACCAACGGCACGACTATGGTGATCTCACCCGGGATCATCTCAAACCAAGTAGCATCTGATGCCTCGGCTCAGTACCAAAACTGTATCGTTACCCCAGCGGCTGCTGCGGCAATCGTGTTCTTGAACACGACCACTGCTTACGCAAACCCGTTCTGGCAGCGTGACGCTTTGGAACTGCTCCCCGGACGGTACGCTGTACCCTCTGACGCAGGCACTGCGGTAATGCGCGGAACCACTGATAACGGCATAGAGCTGGTTATGCAGAAGTTCTACGACATCAACACGATGACCACCAAGTATCGGTGCGACACGTTGTTCGGTGTAGTGAACAAGCAGCCAGAAATGTCTGGAATCATGTTGTTCGGACAGGTGTAAAAAATGGCGGGGGGCTTCGGCCCCTCGTTTCTTTTTAGGAGCGTGATATGCCGTTGAAAAAGGGTTATTCTAAGGGCACCATCTCAAAGAACATTAAGACCGAGATGAAGTCAGGCAGGCCTCAGAAGCAGGCCATTGCCATTGCACTGAGCACCGCTAGGACCGCTAAGAAGAAGGCAAAGAAAAAATAATGTTTGAACCTAAACTGGTATACAAGTCCCCCGGCGATCAGCATGGACCGGAAGGCAAAACATATTCATGGGCTGGCGTCAAGACTCAAGAGGAGTTGGACGGCAAGCTCGCAGACGGTTGGCACCTAACACTAGGTGAGGCCATTGCACCCAAGGAAAAACAGCCAGAGATCCCGGCAGATGACTCAGCACCTACCCGCTCAGAGCTTGAAGAGAAGGCCGGTCAGTTGGGCTTAAAGTTTGACGGAAGAACCTCAGACAGTAAGCTGGGCCAAAGAATCATTGACGCACTAGGACAACAAGATGGGATGGACGAAACGTCAGTACATTGAGCAAGCCTTCGAAGAGGTTGGTTTAGCAGCATACGTCTTTGACTTGACCCCAGAGCAGCTTCAGAGCGCGCTCAGAAAGCTTGACGCCATGATGGCTGAGTGGAACGCCAAAGGGTTAAGACTTGGCTATCCTTTGCCGTCATCACCACAGGACAGCAGGCTCGATGAGCAGACATACGTTCCAGATCTGGCGAATGAGGCCATTTACACCAATCTAGGTATTAGGATCGCACCGTCATTTGGTAAGGGCATCATGCCTGACACCAAGGGCATTGCTAAGATGGCGTATAATACGGTCGTTCAGGCGTTTGCGGGACCGATTCCACAGCAGTTGCCACGGACTATGCCTTTGGGCGCAGGCAACAAGCCTTGGCGACGATATGACGATCCGTTTGTACCACAACCCGTTGACCCTGTACTTGCAGGCGATGACGGCGTATTGATTTACACTTAGGAGGCTAAGATGCCCACGATTAACCAACTGCCAACGATTACGACCCTATCCGGTGGTGATCAGTTACCAGTTTACGCGACAAGCAACGGTGACGCTCGCAAGGCTTCCATTACGACTCTGGTTGATTACTTTCAGAAGACGTTTGCCGACCCAAATTACACGGTAGTAATTAATGCGCCGACCAACTCGGGCTTTAACATTGCGCTGGCTGCGTCATCTCAATCGATCTGGTTGATTATGAACCCAACTGGCACGTTTGCTGCGGGTTCGGTGACACTGCCGCCGGTAGCTGACTGCTATGACGGTCAAGAGATCATCATCATATCAACCCAGACCATTAGCGCGCTGACGATCAACGGCAATGGCGGGACGTTGGTGGGTGTTCCTGCCTCCTTGGGGGCGGGTAGCTCATTCACGATTCGGTTCAATGAACTACAGTCAACTTGGTACACCATCGTAAACAGCCTGCAAATTGCTGGTATCGACATTGTAACGACCACAGGCGTTCAAACCCTTACCAACAAGACGATGAGCTTTGGCAACAACACCTTCTCAGCTACTTCGTTGCAGTTATTTAACGCGCTGTCAGACAAGACTGGTTCTGGTCTGGCGGTGTTTAACACTAGCCCTACACTGGTCACTCCGATCCTTGGAACGCCCACCTCGGGCACCCTGACGAACTGTACGGGCCTGCCAACGACCGGACTAAGTGGACTTGGCGTAGGAGTTGCAACATTCTTGGCAACCCCTAGCAGCGCGAACTTAGCAACGGCTCTGACAGACGAGACCGGGACTGGTTCGGCGGTATTTAACACAAACCCAACCATCGACGGGGCTAACTTCACTGGACACGCTCAGACGGCTCCGGTGGCTGGCTCAAGCACTGGTGGGGTCTTGACCTTAGACATGACCGAGAGCAACGTGTTCACCAGCACTTTAACTGAGAACGTAACAACGCTTACTTTGAGCAACCCGGCTCAGGGTCAGACCGTGAATATTCTGTTAACTCAGGACGCAACAGGCAGTCGAACGATGGCGTGGCCCGGGAGCTTCAAGTGGCCCGGCGGTACTGCAAGTGTTTTGTCAACCAATCCCAGTTCAGTTGACCTTTTGGTCGTTAGCTATATTGGAACGTCTTGGTACGCTTCACTGCTAAAGGATCTTTCATGAGTTTTGCTGCTAGAACATTCACCGGAATTGATGCGTCTACATCTTTGGGCGCGTATCTAAAGGCTGGGTCTTATGCCGCTCTTAGTACGTCTCCAGCTTATGCGGTATGTTCTTGGACAGCAAAAACCGATGGCGATGTTGCAGTTTCTGCGATATTTCCTGATGCCTACACTTGGCTAATTGGCTCAGGCGTATCGAGCGACTATCAAATTAGGTTTACGACGACCGCTGGAATAAACCCTGCGGGTAGTTCGGTTGGAGTCTGGCTGCTTATTTCTACTAACATACAGTGGCTTGTGACGAGTAACGCCGGTCAAGTTTTCAGCACCGGAACTATTGAAATCAGGGAGGCTGCGGTTCCGAATACGGTTTTAGCGTCTAAACAGGTAACAATATCTGCTGAAGGAAGTCTTTAATGGCTACACCGGCAAAGGGTAAGGCAAAGGTCAAGGTAACCGCAGCAGGCAAGAAGGTCAGCTACGGTCAGGCCGGTCAGGCTAGCGGTGGCGGGGCTAGAGTTAAGCCCGGGACTAAGAAGGGTGACGCATACTGCGCTAGATCTGCCGGTCAGATGAAGAAGAACCCGAAGGCGGCTGCAAACCCAAACTCACCGCTGAGATTGTCTCGGCAGCGTTGGAAGTGTTCAGGCACCAAGTCAAGGAGATCGTAATGGCTAGTAAAGGATTGTACGCAAACATTGCGGCGAAGAAGAAAAGAATCGCGGCAGGTTCAGGCGAGAAGATGCGTAAGCCCGGCGCTAAAGGCGCTCCATCTTCTAAGGCATTTAAGCAGGCAGCTAAGACCGCGAAGAAAAAGTAATGTGGCCTAAGCAGAAAGTAATTAAGCGAAAGCCTAAGCCTAAACCTAAACCCGGCTACTGAGTTGAAAAAATGCAGATACCAATCCTTAACGGTATTTTTACTGATGACACTCAGGCAGAGATCCGCACAAGTTATCCTAGAAACTTAATTCCTGTACCTAAGCAGTCAGGGATCAGCAACGGCTATCTGCGCCCCGCTGACGGTCTGGTGAAGAACGGTGAGGGTCCGGGCGTTAATCGCGGTGGAATCGAACGAGACGGCGTCTGCTACCGGGTTATGGGCACCAAGCTTTGCTCTATCGCTGCTGACGGCGCGGTTACGGTCTTGGGTGACGTAGGTGGTACTGATGATAATCTGGTCACGATGACCTACTCGTTTGACCTTTTAGCAATCGCCAGCGGTCAAAAGCTTTTTTATTGGAACGGCACCACAGTTGATCAGGTAACCGATCCAGATCTGGGTCCGGTTCTTGATGTCGTTTGGGTTGACGGCTACTTCATGACCACTGACGGTGAGTTCTTGGTAGTAACTGAGCTTCTGGACCCGTTCGCTGTCAATCCTCTGAAGTACGGGTCATCTGAAATTGATCCTGACCCCGTGGTGGCTTTGGTTAAGCTCAGAAACGAAATATACGCGCTCAACCGGCACACCATTGAGGTGTTTGATAACGTGGGCGGCAATCTGTTCCCATTCCAAAGGGTTGAGGGCGCTCAAATTCAGAAGGGTGTTATAGGCACTCAGGCGTGTTGTGTTTTTGTTGAGACAATTGCGTTTTTGGGCAGCGGGAGGAACGAAAGCCCGGGCATCTTCATGGGCGCTAACGCTCAGGCCAACAAAATATCCACCAAAGAAATTGACGAGGTCTTGACCGACTACACCGAGGTCCAGTTAGCCACGGTAAAGCTTGAGGCCCGAAACGACCGAAACCATCAGCACTTATACGTTCATCTTCCCGATCAGACCATTGTGTTCGACCTGACGGCTACGCAGGCGACAAATATTCCTGTCTGGTTTGTACTGTCCAGCTCAACGGTTGGATTGGCTCGATACAAGGCCCGGGACATTGTTTGGTGTTACAACAAGTGGCTCATTGGCGACCCAACATCATCTACGATAGGTTATTTTGAGAACACTATCGGATCGCACTACAACGAAAGGGTTAGCTGGGAGTTCAGCACGAACATTGTTTACAACGAGGGTCGGGGCGCGATATTCCACGAGCTAGAGTTGGTTGCGTTGACCGGGCGGGTTGCGTTTGGGACTAATCCTGTGATCACGACAAGCTACTCTGTTGACGGTGAGAATTGGTCACAATCGAGATCAATTAAGGTTGGCACTCAGGGCAACCGAAACAAGCGTCTGGTTTGGTTTCAACAGGGGTCAATGATTAACTGGCGAATACAACGCTTCAGGGGCGAGTCTGACGCTCACATATCATTTGCACGACTAGAGGCTCAGGTAGAGCCGTTGGCCTACTAAGATGGCAAGAAAGTCAAGGCTAGGACTAACCCGGGACCAGTTAGCGGTTTTCCTAAAAGATCATGAGCAGATCATCCAGTTTGAGAAGCTGTTTGAAACTGTGGACGCTGGCAGTAGCGATAACACAATTGTTGACGTTGAGATCATCGCTCAGTTGGCCTCTAACACCGCGAATCAGGCGGTAGACACTAATCACCTTAAGACCGACTACATCGACTTCAATCCTTCCGCGCCACACGCGGACAAAGATGCTCGCGTGGTTTGGAACGCGTCTGATGACACGCTAAACCTCCATCATTCTGGTGGTGTAGTCCAGCAGGTAGGCCAAGAGACCTATATCTACGGACGCAACAACACCGGATCAACGATTACCAACGGATCAGCTATCGGGTTTGCCGGGGTCAACGGGCAGAACAGGATTGAGTTTCTGGACTACATTGCTGACGGGACGTACCGGTCTGAATACTTTTTAGGCGTAGCCACTCAAAACATTTTAAATGGTGAGGTTGGATTCGTAACGACCTTTGGCAATGTTCGAGGCATTGACACCACCGGCAGCGCGGTTAGCGAGTCTTGGGCATTGGGTGACGAATTATACGCAAGCCCAACCACGGCTGGAGCCTTTACGAAGGTTAAGCCAACGGCCTCGAATATATCGATCCCAGTTGCGATTGTGGTCGTTGTCAGCGCGACTGAGGGCGAGATATTTGTACGCCCGATTATCGAACAGCAGAAGTATTACGGTCAGTTTGCCCGGACCACTGATCAGGTTGCTGGGTCAATCAATACTGCGGTTGCAGTTGTATTCGACACGACAGAGGTTGCTAACGGAATAGCTTTGGGGACGCCAGCATCCAGACTGGTCGCGGCTAGTTCAGGGCTTTACAGTTTCGCGGTAAACTTTCAGGTGTTATCAAACAGCGCAAGTTCAAAGAATGGTTGGTTTTGGTTCCGCAAGAATGGTGTTGACATAGCTGACTCATCAAACAGACTTACTCTATCGGCTAACAGCGAATACAGCATTTTGCATAAAACAGATTTTATTTCTTTAAACGCTAGTGACTACGTTGAGATTATGTTTGCCGTTGACGATACGAATTTATGGTTAGACGCTAGTGCGGCAACTGCATTTGCTCCAGCAGCCCCTGCGGTCTTGGTCGCCGTCACTCAGGTACAACAGTAGGTTTATTATGGCTATTACAGTAACGAACATTATTTCAAGAAGGCTGGCAGAGACGGCGGCGACCATTCAGTACAATGCGACCGGCGTGACTACGATAATTGACAAGTTCACGGTTACGAACGTGGGCGCAAGCAATACCTTTATCACTGTCTACCTGCCCAACTCTAACTCTGCCGGTAATCCTTTGGCGTCCAATACGGTTCTTAACGCTAGGACAATTGCGCCTCGGGAGACCTACTCCTGCCCAGAGCTGATTGGTCAGGTGATACCCGATGGCGGCACTATTGTGACGCAGGCTGGAACCGCTAACTCTTTGGTCTTGAGCGCGACCGGCAGCGAGATAGCATAAGAATTGAATTAACGCAAATATGTGAGACAATGGGGTGAAAAGGATTGCTTGATGGAAGATGTTGACTGGTTAAGGCGTAATTTCGTTGAAGTGTTCTGCCTACCAGAAGAGGCCACGCAGTGGCTAATCGACCTGTACCGATCCATACAATTTTTTGATGACGTTGCCGATGGCGACCCGGTAGACAGAAAGGATTTAGACCACGTTCTATGGCACATGATGGTTGGGCAATACTCCAACGCATTCTTTGCACAGAAGAGCGCGGCTCTGGTTCCTTTGCTGTCAAATGCGATACTAAAGTGGCAGGCGTCTGACCACGTTGAGCGTGAGGGCGATGTAGATGCCAGATCGTTTATGTGGCGCGCTGGGTACTACGACATTATTTTAACGGTTGTACAGCTCTGTCACGGGGCTGAGGTTGCTAAAGACAGCGCCCACATGGTGATGAGAATGTACGGCGAAAAATACGAAGATTATTTAGAGGAGTTTTCATAATGCCACATCCAGCGGTTGCTATTGTAGGCGGGGGGCTTGCTAGTTCAGCTATACAGTCAAGAGCAGCGAGAAAGGCTGGTCGGGCGCAAGAGCGTGCTGCTGAGATGGGTGTTGCGGAGCAGAGGGCTGCACGATTAGCCACTGAAAGGTTGATGGCTCCGTATGTTCAGGCTGGCACTGGGTCTTTAGAGGCGCAGCAGGCGATTCTTGGGTTGTTAGGGCCAGAGGCACAGCAGCAAGCCTACGCAGGGATTGAGCAGGGTCCAATGTTCCAGTCTCTGGTTGAGCAGGGTGAGGCTGGTATTCTTGCCAACGCATCCGCAACTGGTGGTTTGCGAGGCGGAAATATCCAAGCCGCTCTGGGTCAATTTAGACCCCAGATGCTACAGAGCATGATTCAGAATCAATATCAAAACCTCGCCGGGTTAACTTCACTCGGTCAGGCATCTGCCGCCGGTCAGGCTGGATTTGGTCAGCAGACCGCTTCAAGCATCGCTAACTTGTACGGTCAGCAGGGTCAGGCTAGGGCTGGTGCTGCGCTGGGTCAGGGTGCGGCTTTAAACCAGTTAGCTTTAATGCCGGGTCAAATTCTACAATCGGCCAGAGGCGCGGATCAGTCGGTGAAAGAATATTTAGGATTTTAAAAAAGGTAATCGACAATGGCACAACCATACGACTATACGCTAAACGTACCAAATCCAATGCAGGCTTTTAATCAAGCTTTTAGGGTTGGAGCTGATCAAAGAATTGTATTAGAACAAGCTGCGGCTAGAGAACAAGCGGCAAAAATGCAAGAAGAAGGCAACCGGCTGGCAATGGAGTATTTTGAGACGCCTGCCGACCAAAGGTCCTACGATCAAATTTTACAGATTAGTATGTATAACAAGCCATTCGCAGATATGGCACAAAAATCATTTGATATGCTTTCTGAACAACAGCAGCAGAGTGCTTTTACAGACGCCACGCAGATTCATTCTGCACTACGAAATGTGTTGGCAGGTGAAACTGACTTTGAAATTCTTGATCAAATTTTGGATAGAAGGATTCAGGCCACAAAAGGCAATCCCGGATTAAACAAAATGTGGTCAGACGCAAGAGAGATTGCTCGAACGAATCCTGAGGGAGCCGAGCTGATGGTAGCCACAAGGATCGCTGCGCTACCCGGCGGTAAAGACTACTTCGCCACGATGAAGACTAGAGGCGAAGAGGCTAGGGCGGCGCAATTACAGCCCGGAAAAATTAAAGAGCTTGCAGACAAGGTTAGATTTCAGGAGTTTGAAGGCTTTAAAGGTCTTGCAGAGGCTGGCGTTGACATTATGGCAATGGTCGCTGATGACTCAGAGATACGCGGACCGTTGCAGCAGATCGCAAAGCGGCAGGGTCAGTTAAACTTAGCAGAGCGCGCTGGCAATGCCCGGGCCGCTGAGAAGCTAGAGCTAGAAATTGCAAACCTGAAAGACGCGGCGCAGGAGAAGGCTCAGACCAAGGTCAACGATGTCAGCAACGCAATGTCTGGCTCAGAAGATTTGATAGGGTTTATTGACAAAATTATAAAGGCTGGTGGCGATCCTAAAGATACAGGATCTGCGCTTCACGAAACGACTGGATCTTACGCTGGGGCATTGCCAACCGTTCAGCAAGCAAATGTTAACTTTGAGGCCATGATCAATACCTTGAAATCCAAGATTTACTTGGACAAGGTTGCGTTGATGCGCGGCACTGGCCCATTGTCCGACCGAGAGGGTGCCAAATTAGAAACTGCGATGCGTAGTTTAGAGTTAAGGCAAAGCCCCCAAAGGTTTTATGATAATTTGCTTGAGATTCAGAGGTTAGCCGTTGATAACCAAGCCTTAATTAAAGACAAGTATGGTGATATGTCGCAGATACAATCTGTAGCCGCTGGCGCTCCCAGAACGCCTTTGATGTCTGGCGAAGAAGTTTTTGATCAAAGGTCAACGATGTCAGCAGACGGAACTGTAACAACTGATACGGTTATAGAGGTGGACTTTTAATGCCATATTCTATCGTTACGAAAGACGGTATAAAGATAAACAACATACCGGATGACATACCTCAAGATTCTGAAATTTTAAAACAAAGAGTTCAGGATATTCGGGCGCAGTCCGGAATGGTAGCTGGTGACGTTGGTCCTGCCGCAACTCCGCTGATGAGGGGCGATGAAGTTTTTCCGCCTGAGCCTTCTGGCGTTACAGGTGGCACCTTAGAAGAGCAGATGATGGCTGCTGAATCCGAGATTCCTATGCTTGACGCATACGGGCGTCCGATCATGCCACCGCCTCCTGAGCCACAAGTTGACCCCGCGCTTCAAGACAAGCTAATTGGTGCGGCAGAGGTCTTAATGACCTTGGCTTCAGGCGCTACCGTTGGCGCTGGCGGTATGGTTCGGGGAACCTTAGAGGGTCTTGCTGAACAAATACTTTCCGGTGAGTTTGGTACGCCACAGGCCGCTCAAATGATTCAGGAAAAGGCTATGGGCCGCGCTGGTGAAGCGACTTACATGCCAAGAACTCAAGTCGGTCAGGAATACGTTCAGGAGACCGCAGACGTTTTAGGTCAGTTGCCTGCAATGGCTCCACTCGCGGCTGAGGCCGGTGCGATTCGTGCTGGATTGGCGGGTGCGGCTCAAGCTGCTAGGGCTGGTGGGCGACCCGCTGTTCAAAGAATGGGTGGTCAACTGATTCAAGAAACTGGTCGAGAGGCTATGGACGTAATGGTCCCGCAACCCGTTCGACAAGCAGTACAGCAGGGCGTTATTCAGCCAGTAGCCGCCGCTGCGACAAGAACAATGGAGCCAGTTAGAAGAGCTGGCGAAGCTGTAGCCGCTAACATTGAGGCGATGCAGCAGCGCAGAACGCAACAGACTAGAGACACGCTGAAGAGTCAGCCTGACAGCTCAGAGGTTGTTGAGTTCCGACTTGTTAACGACCGAGTGCAGTCAGACCCTCAAGCAACTGAAGCAATCAAGCAGGGATTTGATCCAGCGGTTTTGGGGTCAATAAAGGCGTCTAGTAATCTTGACAAGCGTCAGATGCAAAAGATGCTTAACATTTTAAAGCTGGGCAAGAAGCGCGCCGCCTTCGCTGCTAAGAATAGGCCGTCAGGGGTTCTTGGCGACTCAATGATGTCGCGTGTCAATTTCCTGATCAATGTACGAAAAGAAAGCGGTAAACAGGTCGATAGGATTGCCCAGACTCAGCTTAGAGGACAGCCCGTTAATTTTGATCAACCAATGTCACAGTTCATTAGTGACTTGGCTGATATAGGTGTTTCTGTAGAGCGCGGTCCTAATGGCAAGTTTAAAGTTAACTTGAAAGGCTCAGACATTGAAGGCGACCGGGCAGGATCAACCCTGTTAAACCGAGTCCTTGAAAGATTAGGTGACACTGATGTGCCTGATGCCTATGGTGTGCATACAGCTAAAAGGTACATTGATACGCAGGTTGATTACGGTAAAAGACGGGCCAATCCGTTAACGCAGCAGGCCGAGAGGGTTGTTAAAAAATTGCGTCGAAACCTAAACACAGCGTTAGGTGATACGTTCCCTCAGTACCGAGAGGCAAACACTCGGTTCAGTGAATCATTGCAGGCGCTAGACGATATTCAGGAAGCTGTTGGCAAGAAGGTAAACTTTGAAAGCGACCGGGCAGGCGAAGCATTTGGCACTGCGCTAAGAAAGGTTTTAAGTAACTACGGGTCAAGAAATACAATAATAGACTCGATAGACAGGGTTGAAACGATTGCTAAAAAATACGGCTTACAAATCAAAGATGACTTGATTAACCAGATTATTTTTGTTAACGAAATTGATCGAATGTTCGGCGCAGTAGCCCCGGGATCATTCAAGGGTCAAATCGAGCAGGCATTGCAAAAGGGTTCTGATTTTGCGCGCAGTAGCGCCGCTGAGAAGGCCGTAATGCTTGTTGGCAAGTTAGGCGAGGCCGTTAGAGGCATAAACGAAGAAAACGCCATCAGGGCCATCGAGGAGATCCTCAGAAGGCAGGAGCAAGAGCCAACCGGAAGTGAAGTAGCCGAATAATAAAACAATCGATTGAGCAGATAAAAAATCGTAAACTTGGATTAGAGACGCTCTGAAGGAGCCAAAGAATGACCGCAATTAGCATAACACCCGGATACCCCACGTTTGCGGACACTGACGGGTCGCCGCTTAATGATGGCTACGTTTACATTGGGCTAGAGTACCAAGACCCGATCACGGCCCCTACCACCGCGTTTTGGGACAAGGACTTTCGGATTCCTGCTGACCAACCCCTGAGAACGTCAGGCGGCTATGTGGTCCGTGACGGCTCACCAGCGGCGGTTTACACCGGGGCTGCTTACTCCATTCTGGTACAGAACAAGAACCTTGTAACGGTCTACAACGCGCCTAGCGCGGTGATTACGAACGTCACCAACAATGTTGAGGAAATTACGCAGTATCAGGGCGCTCACGCCACCGATCCTATCGCTAGGAATGACGGCACACCGCTACAGACTGGTGATTTGTACTTCAACACTGTAGTCAACGAATTAAAGGTTTGGACCGGCACCGTTTGGGTTCCTGCCGTACCGGGCACAGTCTCGGTTGAAAACTTCACCGGCACCGGCGCACAGACGGCGTTTAACCTTGCCACGGCCCCGGTCGCTGAAAACAACACGCAGATATACATCGACGGCGTTTACCAGCAGAAGGACACCTACACGCTCTCAGGGGCCACGATTAACTTTAGCGCGGCACCGCCTAACCTCAGCACGATTGAGGTGGTCACGTTTTCAATTTCATCCTTGGGCACCACTGACGCTTCGAATGTTAGCTACAATCAGGGCGGGACCGGAGCGGTTAATCGAAGCGTTCAGGACAAGCTACAAGAATCAGTATCGGTCAAAGACTTCGGTGCTGTCGGTGATGGTGTGACGGATGACACTGCGGCTATTCAGGCGGCTATTGATTACGCAAAAACTCAAATCAATGCGGATAATAGATATCCTCTTGTCACTGCAACGGTATTTTTCCCCGCCGGTCAATACAAGATTGCATCGGGAAGCTCTTTAACTATTAGCAGAGGGGTATCGCTGTTTGGCAATTCCTCTAGTGTTGTAAAAATTATTCATGGTGGCGGATCAGTGCCATGTATCACAACGGATACAGGCGTAACGTCAAACACTAATATACAAATCAAAGAGATAGAGATTTATGGTGCTGGAGCAGGTACTACATACGGAATCTATCTCAATGATGCAATTTACAATGTAAAACTTGAAGGCGTTATTGTTACGAATTGCAATGTGAACTTTAAGGCGCTAGATAGCTGGACTGTCTACATTGAACATTGTCATTTTGATTCATCTATCGCCAACAATATAGAGTATGAAAACCCTACAGCCGTATATATCTCAAATACTCGAATAGACAATGGCGGGGAAAATAATCTTTATATAACTAAAAGCCCGACTTGGCCAACAGTTCATACTGTACTAGAAGGCAATCATATTCAGCGCGCACAACAAAATGGAATTAAGGCTATTGATGTTGATTCAGTCAATATCACTAACGGATATTTCGAAGGCAATAATCAGGCCAATGCATACCATGCGGATATTTACTGGGCGCATGGAGCGGCCACTAGAGGCATAAACCTTAACGTAAGCAATACATACGCCAGCGCATCGACTGGCGGCGACACTACAAAATTTATCTACGCGGACACATATGGCGATGTGAGCGTAAATAACACAAGAACTTATAATCAAGGAGGCCCGGCGAAATACAAAGAAGGCATTAACCTTCAAGCAAATGTTAGGGCGTGTTATCTCAATGCAAGCAGGATTGAGGCAGATACTAGGATTGTAAGAGTAAATACTGATACCGGATTATTTGATCCGGAGGAAGGCTTTACAGCATATCGCGGCACAATAACCGCACCATCACTGAATGGCTTTACAAACTTTTTTCCAACTTACAATGCTCCGGCTAATCGAAGACTTGCATTAGCCTTGCAAGCAGGCGGCACGGATAAATGGTTTGTTGGCAGAGGCGATAGTGATGACGCTAATGCGAATCAGTTTTTCATTGCACAAAATAGCGCAGGAAACCCAGCATCTCTTTTGATTGATGACAGTGATAACAGCGTCAAATTACTTGGAGCATGGAATAGCGGCGCTTTGAGGCTTGGAAATTATTATCTGTGGGTAGATGGATCTGGAAATTTAAGAATTAACAATGGCGCGCCCGCAA